CCCGGTCGACCTTCTGGATGCGGTCGGCGCAAAAAACCTTGTTCCGCTGCTTTCAGAAAGCGACGTGAACCGCATCGGATCTGACGCGGCGCGCGAATATGAGACCGACAAGGAAACGCTGAAGGATTTTCACGAACGTTACGAACGCGCGATGGACGTTGCCATGCAGCGCACGAAGCCCAAGACCTTCCCGTGGGTCGGCGCATCGAACGTTGTGTTTCCGCTGCTGACGCAAGCCGCGATCCAGTTCAATGCCCGCGCGTACCCTGCAATTATCGATGGTGGCGAAGTGGTCAAGGGCCGGGTGATCGGCCCGGATCAGGATGGCAAGAAAGCTGAGCGCGCTGAACGCATAGCAAAGCACATGACTTGGCAGTTCCTGAACGACGTACCGGGATGGGAAGAAGACACTGACCGGCTGTTGTTGCAACTGCCCATCGTCGGCTGCGTCTTGCGTGAAGTCTGGTACGATCCGATCACTAACCAGAACAACAGCGAGACGGTTAGCGCCCGCGATTTTGTCATCAACGCGAATACGGCGTCGCTCGATAAGGCTCCGCGCTTTACCCGCATCAAGCGGTATTATCCGCACGAAATCGAAGCGTTCATTCTGACAGACCTATGGCACCGCGTCCATTACGAAGGCGACGACGGCAACGACCCACACAGCCTTGTGGAAGTGCTTGAACAGTTCCGCCTGATCGACATGGACGACGACGGCATTGCAGAGCCTTACGTTGTCACCATGACGCCTGAAGGCCGCGTGTTCCGCATTGTGGCCTGTTACGACACCGATGGCATGTTCTTCGTATCGTCGGCATTCGACGGGCAGAAGTCATTGGCCGATATGATCCAGAGCAATCAGATCACGCCGGACGCACGCTTGGTCCGCATCCAGCGCCGCGAATACATCGTGAAGTATGGCTTCATCCCCGCGCCGGATGGAACGTTCTTCGATATTGGCTTCGGGACACTGACCGACCCGCTTGGTGCTGCTGTCAACACGATCATCAACCAACTGATCGACGCTGGCACGCTGGCTAACATGCAGGGCGGATTCCTTAGTTCAGGTGTCAAGATACGTGGCGGGAACATGCGTTTCACACCGGGTGAATGGAAGCGCGCGGAAGGTGCAACGTCTGGCCCGCTGCGTGACAACATCTTGCCGCTGCAATTGCCGGGGCCATCGCCGGTTCTGGCCAACATCCTCGAATTGCTGATTGGCGCGGTGAAGGAAATCACCAGCGTTTCCGACATTCTTTCGGGCAACCAGGATAGCCAGACCGCGCCGACCACCGCCCTTGCCCTGATCGAACAGGGGCAAAAGGTGTTTACCGCGATTTATCAGCGCGTGCATCGTGGGCTTGGCTGTGAAATTCGCATCATGCGTCGCCTGAACCGCGATTACCTCGACGTGACCGAATATTTCAACCTGAACGACACGCCGATGGAAGTTGGCCGCGCCGACTATCAGGACAAAGACCTTGACGTTCAGCCGATCAGCGACCCCCGCGCCATCAACGACCGCATCAAGATGGCCAAGGCGCAAATCCTTATGTCGCACAATGGCGATCCGCTGGTGAACCAGCTGGAGATCCGCAAGCGCGAATTTGAGGCCGCAGGAATCGACAACATCGAGCCGCTGCTTGAAGTACCGCAGCAAGGCCCGCCGCCTGACATGATGGCCAAGGTCGCGGAATCCGAAGCCAAGGTGCGCGCATCCGATGCGGCCACCGCAAAGGCGCTGATTGAGACCGCGACGGCGGCTTACGCGCTTGGTCAGACCATCATGGACCCGAACATCCAAGCCGAGGCGCAACGCCTCTTGGCCGAGGGCATCGCCCTTGCAGACAGCATTTCGACGAAGGGGCAGACCGATGACCAACCCACTGACGGAGCCGGACCAGTTTCTCCGATGGAAGGAGCACCACCTGACGCAGGCGTTCCACCAATTCCTGAAGGACCGGGTGCAAACCTTGGCGATGCAATGGGCGGAGCGGTCGGTCCCATCGGATCACCCATCGATGACAGCGGCGCAAGTGCAGGCTGAGACGCTTGGCGATCTGGCATCCATGACAATCGACGACATTCGAGAATTTTACGGACTGGAAGGGGCAAATAATGAACACCAGCGGAATTGAACCTCTCGACGTTCGGGTGCTTGTGCGCCCTGACCCGGTGGAGGAAGTGACAAAGGGCGGGATCATCCTCGCCCCGACGATCACCGAAAAGGAAAAGTTCGCCACCGTCAAAGCGACACTGGTTGCGGTCGGCGTCAACGCATTCAGCGAGGCCAAAGCCAACCCGGCGTTTCACGCGCCGGAAACTGGTGCGCGCGTGATGATTGCAAAATACGGCGGCGTCACGATCAAGGGCGACGATGGCGCAGAATATCGCCTGCTGAATGACGAAGACGTTGTCGCATTGCTGAAGGAGGGCGTGTGATGGAAACCGGCGAACAGATCGACACGACCGACGCGGTGGAAGAAACCCCGCGCGATTACGAAACCGAAGCCCGCGCGCTTGGCTGGACCCCGAAGGAAGACTTTAAAGGCGACGAAAAGCGGTGGTTCGATGCGGAAACCTTCGTCCGTCGTGGCGAAGAAGTCATGCCGCTGCTGAAGGCGCAGAACAAAAAGCTTCGGGAAGACATCAACGAACTGAAGCGCGAACAGCGCCGCGCTGCCGAGTTCTTTTCCAAAGCCGAGGAGCGGGCTTACACTAAGGCGCTGCAAGAGATTGAGCGCAAGCACACCGAAGCGGTCGAAGTTGGCGATACGTCGGCGGCAAGGGCTGCTGTCAACGAAATGCGCACGCTCGAAAAGGACTTCGAAAGCAACAAGCTGACGGTCGAACCTGAAAAGACCGAAGCGCCATCACAAGACCAGCTTCGCGCTGAACTGGAAACGTGGGTTGCGTCGAACGACTGGTACGGCGTGGACGACAACAAGACGCGCTATGCCGACCTTCAGGCTCAATTGATGGGGCCTGCCGAGAATTACGCACAAGGCCGTAAATCGTGGTTTGATGAACTGGCCAAGCGCGTCGAAAGCAAGTTCTCGGAACGTCCGGTTTCAGTGAACGCCCGTCCTGGCGCTCGCGTTCCGGCCAAGGGCGGCAAAACTTATGCCGATCTCCCACCTGATGCGAAGAAGCTTTGCGACAAGTGGGTGGCGAACGGGGTCATCAAGACCCGTGATGACTATGTCAAATCGTACCAGTGGGATTGAAAACCATGTCCGAAGAAGAAACCATCGTTCGCCGTGGCCGTCCGCCCGTCAAGGATAAGACCGCCACAGAATCCGCAGATATGTCCGTAAAGCTGCCGGGGCGGCGTCGTCGTGCATCGGTCGGCGGCCATGCTCTGAAGCTGAAAGCACCCGAACGCGAAGGCTACATTCGCCGCTGGATCAACGACAAGGACAACCGTCTTGCGGATGCGCAAGAATTGGCGTATGATTTCGTCACGGACAGCGCCATTCAGTCAACCGGCGAAGGTTCACGGGTTTCCCGCCTTGTAGGAACTAAGGCGAACGGCGAACCCCTCCGCGCTTATCTCATGGAAACACCTGCCGAGGAATACCGGGCGGGCATTGCCGAGAAAGAAGCGCACCTTCAGGAAATCGACGCAGCTATGCACGCCATCGTCGATGAAACTGGCAAGCCTGTGCCGAAATCGGAACAGACCGGCCAAGTATCCATCAAGCATGATCGCTAGGATTTAGCCTTGTGAAGGCGTCCCGCGCGGTCATTGCGCCGCAAAGGATGCCATCATGGCAAACATCAACGCTCCGTTCGGGCTTCGTCCCGCTCAGAACTTAGGTTCTGGCGCGTATGACGCCGTAATTCGTCAATACTCCGTCCCTGCCTCTGACGGCACCGCCATTTACGTTGGCGACCCGGTCAAACTGGTGGGCACCTCTCAGATCATCAACGGTCAGGTCTTTGCAGACGTGGCGCAGGCGGCAACCGGCAACACCGTTGTTGGTGTTGTTGTTGGTGTTCTGGCTGATACCCGCGACAGCCTGATTTATCGCGCGGCTTCGACGCAGCGCGTGCTTCTGGTCTGTGATGATCCCAATGCAGTCTTCGAAGTGCAGCAGGTTTCAGGCGGCACCCCGCTTACTGCCAATGATGTTGGCTTCAACGTCAACTTCGTGGTGGCCTCGGGTTCGACTGTAACCGGCGCTTCGGGCGTCACGCTCGACAACACCACCGAAGCCACGACCAACACCCTCGATCTCAAGATTGTTGGTGTCGTCAACCGTCTGGACAACGACTTTGGTTCGGCTGTCGGCACCGGCGCAGATGCAAGCCGGTTCTACGTCCGCATCAACCGTCACCAGTACGTCAACCAGATCGCGGGGGTATAAGCCATGACCTTGATTTCAACCGGCAATATCGCCAAGCTTCTGTGGCCCGGTCTCAACGCTCGTTGGGGCACGAACTACGACGAATTCGGCAAGGAATATACGGACCTCGTGGACGTGCAGACCTCCGACATGACCTACGAAGAAGATCAGGAAGTGACCGGCTTCGGTCTCGCCCCGATCAAGGCGCAGGGGATGCCGACCGTCTATGACACGATGCAGCAGGGCGTCACGACCCGCTACACGCACATCGCCTATTCGCTGGGCTTCATCATCACCCGTGAGGCGATTGATGACAACCAGTACGAAAAGGTCGGTATGCAGCGCACCGGCTCGCTGGCGTTCTCGATGCGTCAGACCAAGGAAAACGTGGTCGCCAACCTCTATAACCGTGCATTCTCGACTTCGTATCCCATCGGGGACGCGGCGGCGATGATCTCGGCTGCGCACCCGACCCTTGCGGGCAACCAGGCCAACAAGCTTGCAGTGGACGCGGACCTCTCCGAAGCCGCACTGGAAGACCTTGTTGTTCTGATCGGTCAGGCGGCAAACAGCCGTGGCCTACGCATCTCGCTTCAAGCCAAGTCGCTGCATATCCCTGTGCAGCTTCAGTTCGAAGCGGCTCGCATCCTGAAGTCGGTTCAGCAGAACGACAGCGCGAACAACGCCATCAACGCACTGCGTTCGATGGGTGCGTTCCCTGATGGCGTGAAGGTGAACCATTACTTCGCC